ACTATCTCTGTTCCAGCAGATGCTACTTTGGTTCTTATTGATAAGAACTCAGGCATCTATCTTGAAGAAGGAGATATCTTAGAGGGTGGTGCAAGTGCTAACTCAGACTTAACTTACACCATTAACTACGAAGAACTAGATGACGCATAAGGAGTACAAATATGGCTCATTTTGCAGAACTTAACTCAAACAACGAAGTATTACGAGTAGTAGTAATATCCAACGATGATGTAGACTCTCATGGAGGAGAATTATCCTCTGAGGCAGAAACATTTATAGCATCTATCGTTCCACACTCAGAAGATGGAACTGCTTGGAAACAAACTTCATATAACGATAATTTTAGAAAACAATATGCAGGTATTGGCGATACTTTTGATGTATCAAAAAATAAATTTATCAAGCCAAAACCTTTTTCCTCTTGGTCATTAGACTCTAATGATGATTGGCAAGCACCAGTTACTTACCCAACAGTTTTAGAAATAGATTCAGAACCTGTATCAATAGATTGGGATGAAGATAATCAAAAATGGTTGGGAGAAACATATGATTTTAATACCGATCCAGTTTCAACAACCAATTACGAATGGGATGCTACTAGTCTGCAATGGAATGAGGTCTAGCCATGGCTGATCTTAATGGCGGAATAGTAGGTGTCGATAACCCAGCTCAAGTTCAAGCTGAACAAATAACTACTTTTAATTCTAGCGGAACTCTTACAACAGGAGCTTTAACCACATCACTTGATTTTTTGTGTGTCGCAGGCGGTGCTGCTGGAGGAAACAATACTAACGCTAATGGATGCGGAGGCGGAGGAGCAGGTGGTTATAGAGAAATATCCTCACAACCAGTTTCTGCTAGTACGGGATATCCAATAGTTGTTGGAGCAGGCGGAGCAGGTTCAGCAGGAGGTGGTATTGGACCGAGTGGAAGCGATAGTTCTGCATTTGGAACAACATCCGCAGGTGGCGGAGGTGGAGCAGGAAGAACTAGTCCAGCAGGAGGTAATGGTGGTTCAGGTGGTGGTGGACACGCACTGGGCAACTCTCCAGGGGGAGCAGGTAATACACCCCCAGTAAGTCCACCTCAAGGAAATAATGGCGGTAATCCTGCACCTAGTCCAGTAAGAGGCTCAGGTGGAGGCGGAGGAGCAGGTGCTGTAGGTCAAGATAGTCAAAGTTCAGCAGGCGGAGCAGGTGGAGCAGGAACAGCATCATCTATTACTGGCTCACCTGTTACACGAGCTGGCGGAGGAGGAGGTGCTGCTAGTACTGGTACAGGCGGTGCAGGTGGAGCAGGAGGCGGTGGAAATGGAGCCTCTAACTCTGATCCAACAGGGGGGACAGGTGTACAAACAGGAACAGCTAACACTGGTGGAGGTGGCGGCGGTGGCGGTGGTAATCCTGGTCCAGCAGTTTCAGGTGGGTCAGGTGTAGTTATAACAAAAGAACCAGCAGTAGCTCAAGCTTCAGGAATATGGAGCATGGAGGCGGTTTACGATAATGTAAAAGCAGGGACATGGACTAATGCCTAGATTAATCGGAGCAGTACAAGCAACAATACCTGATACTCAAGCAGTACAAATTACTACTTTTAACGCTAGTGGAACACTTACGACTCAGCCAAGAACAACAGAACTTCAATACCTTGTAATTGCAGGGGGCGGTGGCGGAAGTGGAGATTTAAATGGCTCAGGTGGTGGAGGTGCAGGTGGATATCGTTCATCAGTACCTGGCGAATCATCAGGTGGTGGAGCATCAGCAGAATCAGTTACTCCAGTATCAGGCGGAAGCCCATATCCAGTAACAGTGGGTGCAGGTGGAGCAGGCGGAGCATTTCCACCAACCACAGACACAACTGGAGGATATAAAGGCTCAGATTCAACTTTAGGCACTCCCTCACCCATTACCTCAACAGGAGGCGGTGGAGGTGCTTTTGCTCCTGAGCAGCCTGCAGAAGGATCAAGAAATGGCGGTTCAGGAGGAGGTGGCTCTTATGGTGGTGGTGTTGCTCCAAATAATGTAGCTGGTCAAGGTTATCCAGGCGGAAAAGCCACATATAATGGTGGTGATGTCAATGGAGGCGGAGGCGGAGGCGGTGCAGGAGCCGCAGGCTCAGACCGACCTAATCCCGCAGTTAATCAAGCAGGCGAACCTGGAGGTATTGGAGTAGCTTCTTCTATTACTGGTTCTCCCGTATACCGTGCAGGAGGCGGTGGCGGAACAGGCAGATTTGCAGGACCTGAAGGATCAGGAGGAAATGGGGGCGGTGGAGATGGTGCACCTAATTCTCAAGGTAAAGGACAAGATGGCACAACTAATACTGGTGGCGGAGGCGGTGCTGGTGGAGGAGTTTTTGCTCCACTTAATCCTAGAGCAGGTGGTGCTGGAGGTTCAGGTGTCGTTATAACAAAAGAGCCAGCAGTTGATTTTGTAACAAACACTTCTAGTTGTTGGGATTTAAGAACTGTTTATAGGGAAGTTAAATCTGGCAGTTGGACAAACTAACAGCAAACTTTATTTTAAAACGCATTTAACCTATACTATCTTTTCAAGAGAGAGAAGATGAATTTAAAATATTATTATTGGTATTTTCAATCAGTTATACCTGAAAGAATATGTGATGACATAGTTCGTTATGGTCAAGAACAAAACAAACAAATAGCTCTTACAGGCAATAGCGGAAGAGGTGCTGAAAATCTTACTAAACTAGAACTCAAAAATATTCAAAAGAAACGCAAATCTGATGTTGTATTTATTTCAGATAAATGGATATACAACGAAATACACCCCTATATACATCAAGCAAACGCAAACGCTAGCTGGAATTTTGAGTGGGATTGGTCAGAAGCTTGTCAATTTACTGAATATAAAAAAGGTCAGTTTTACGACTGGCATTGTGACTCTTACGAAGAGCCTTATAACAGACCTGAAGACCCAACAACAGATGGTAAATTAAGAAAACTTAGCATGACTGTATCTTTAACTAATCCTGATGAATATGAAGGTGGTGATTTAGAGTTTGATTTTAGAAACACAGATCAAGGCTCGCAGCCTAGAATATGTGAAGAAATAAGAAAAAAAGGTAGCGTAATTGTTTTCCCATCTTTTGTTTGGCATAGAGTCAAACCAGTAACTAAAGGAATACGACACTCTTTAGTGTGTTGGAATTTAGGATATCCATTTAAATGATAGATTTTTTAATTTTACTTTGCACAATCATACTGATAAAAGGTTTGTTTGATGAGCCACCATCACCAGGAGAATTTTAATGAGCTTTAAGAAAAATAAATATCAAGTAATTAAAGGTGCTATCTCAACAGAGTTAGCAGATTTTTGCTATCAATACTTTTTAAACAAAAGAGCAGTAGCAAGGCATTTGTTTGATAGTCAATTTATATCTCCATACACAACATATTTTGGCGCTTGGAATGATCCACAATCACCCGAAACCTATTCACATTATGCAGACATAGTAATGGAAACTTTATTACAAAAAGTTAAACCTGTTATGGAAAAAGAATCAGGTGTAAATCTAACTGAAACTTACTCTTATGCAAGACTTTATAAAAAAGGTGATGAGCTAGAAAGACATAAAGATAGATACTCTTGCGAGATATCTACCACCATGAACTTAGGTGGTGATGCTTGGTCAATTTTTTTAGAGCCATCAGGTGAAGAAGGTAAAGATGGTATAGAGGTTAAGTTAAAGCCAGGCGATATGTTGATGTATCGTGGTTGTGAATTAGAGCATTGGAGAGAACCATTTAAAGGAAATAATTGTGGGCAAGTGTTTTTACACTACAACGATGCTAGCGGTAAAGAGGCACGAATAAATAAATTTGATAAAAGACCTATGCTTGGTTTGCCTGGCTGGTTTAAAACAAATGGTTGAAATTTTTGATTGTCCTGTTATTTCTAAAATTAATAACAAGAAATTTAGAAATAAATTAATTGAATACACTTTAGAAAATAAATGTTGTTCTATATATCCTAATTGCAACCATCCTGCAATACAGAGCGACACAAAAGCAGATAAAACATTTTCTTGTATTAGAAAGTCTATAAATAATTTATTTACTAATTACTTAAAAACTAAAAATTTTAATTTTTATAAAAAGAATGTTTGGATTTATTATGCTCCTAAAAATACTAATACTAAAAATGTAAAACATAATCATTATTTTTCAGGAATAGCTAATACTCAGGTTTCTGCACTTATGTATATAACACCAACTGACTTGGGTACAGATTTTTATGACTTTAAAATAAAACCTGAAATTAACAAATGGTATGTATGGCACTCAGGACTATTTCATGAGCCTGAAGATGGAGTCACGCAAGAAGATAGATTGGTGATAGCCTTATCTTCAGTAATAGTTTAATGTTTTTAAAATTTCCAAAATTTTTATCTATAGATGAATGTACCTATATTAAAAAAATTATGTTAGATAAAGAAAAAGAAATATTAAAGCTACCAAAAGAAAGTGATTTTTATGATGGAACAACCTCAAGGTTTATGGAATATAACTTTCTAAACTACATTTCCGAAATAAACTTACCAAGTAAACTTTTTACTTTAGCTTTTTTAGAAGATTTACAAGAGTTTTGGATTCAATCTTGGGCAAACATACTGCACAAAAATCAAGAACTTCCACTACACCAGCATAGTGAGAAAATAAATTTTATAGTAGGAAACATATTTATTGACGGAGAAAGCAACACAACTTATTACGAAAATGTTGGTTATGTAAAAAATGAAATAGGTGACTTGTGTTTAATTGACTCTAGTTTAAAACACTCTGTTCCAAAAAACATGTGTAACGATTTTAGGCTTTCTGTAGCTTTCGATTTACACGAAAAAAATCCAACACAATTTAAAAATTACAAACAAAGAATCGTTCATGCCAAGAGAAATTAGTATATAATTACAAAAAAATTGAGGTAAAACAGTATGGAAATATTAATACCATTAACAGTAGTAGCAGTAGTGATCGCTTGGTCTGTAAAAAGATTCAAACCTGAGCTTTGGAATAAAGTTACATCTAAATTTAAGAAGTAACATGTCTTGGTGGAAAAAAGTAGTACATTTTTTTACGCCTCTTAGTTCAACAGAACTACCCAACCCTCTTAAAGAGATGGAAACCGTTAGAGCTAGAAATAAAAAAGGTAGATATGTTGCTGACGATCCTAGCACTCCAAACGTAAACGAGGCTTATACAAAAGTTCCAAAAAAAAGAGGCCGACCTCGTAAGAAAAAATAATGTATGAGTATAGTTGCCAAGTCACTAGGGTGGTTGATGGTGACACTATTGACGCTGATCTGGATCTCGGTTTTAATATTCATCATAAGTGTCGCGTACGTTTATACGGTATTGACACTCCCGAGTCNAGAACTCGCGACAAAGACGAAAANGCTAGAGGTAAGCTAGCTGCTAAGTTTTTACAAGACGCCATCTCAAATGGCAAGCACGTCATCTTACAGACGCAATTAAAAGACTCTAAAGGTAAATTCGGTAGAGTTTTGGCATCAGTTATCGTAGATGGAATAGATATTAACCAGCAAATGATTGAAAAATATATGGCGGTTAAATACAAAGGCCAAAGCAAGCAGGATATTAAATTAGAGCATATGAATAATAGAACTAAATTAATTGAACTAGGAGTTTATAANCCAGATGGACAAGGAGCAGCAACAACATGACAAAATAATAGCCTGGGCGGCTATTGGTTTTTTAATAACTTTGGTTATTGGTTTGTCTGTAAATGTTAGCGCTCAATCTTCTCAACAATCTGGTACAGCTTGCGTCAACGGTACTCAGTATTGCGAAAACAATAGTTTGGATACGGTTAATACAACCACAACCACAAATACCAATACGAACACCAACACCAATCAAAATACGAATACAAACACCAATACAAATTCTAATACCAACGTATCGACTAACACGAACAATTCGACCAATATAAATTCTAATACGAATGTTTCGACCAATTCCAATACGAATGTAAATA